AGGGAAACCCCTAGACACAGTTTCTGGAAAAGTCACATTGGTTGTAAGACCACCTACGCTATCTGACGTTGGTGTTTGCTGATTTGACTGAGCAAGCATCCTTGGATTAACACGGGTTCTTCCGCTTCTCCCTACACCAGCGAGATAATCACGAACTGCTTGGGTTGTATAAGCCGCTCTTTGTGGAGCCCCTGCACGAGATTGTTGTCGGGATAAACGTGATTGCACTTCTTCTACCGTGGGCTCACTAGGTGCCATCTCCGTATCGCCTCTTAGAGCAGCCGCTATCGGGTCGAGGACTGCTGCATAACCTGCTGCCGCACTTTCTTGTGCCTCTTGAGACATAGACCTAAGCAGAGGGCTACCTGCAACTTTCTGTCCTACTGCTGACGCACCCCGACGAACAGCGTCAAAAGCAGGCTTGAAATTTGTCGGACTAAAATCTTGACCAGCCAACATACGATTTGGCTCATTCGTGACAGGCGGCAAAGAAGGCAAATTATTTCGTATAGACGCAAGGCCTTGTCTTGCGGCGTCTGACAAGAGGTCACTCACGCTACCAGCAGTGGACTTCACATCCTGCAATGCTTCCGCACCACCCCGCAGGCCTTGAGGCATATTACCTGTAACCTTGAATGGATACTGACCGCCTGCTGGGATCATCGATCCACTAACATCTTCTGAAGCTTGGGCGGGAGGAAGATCACTGGGAGCCATAACATCTGTTCTGCCAAGCTCCTGCATTCTTGATAATTTCCCCCTTAACACAGGATCAAGCGGACCAAATGCTGCTTCGCTACTTTGCTCTTCAACGTCTACTTCTGATTCTTGCGCGGCCCTGTTTTGGATAAATTGAGCTACTAAAGTAGCTGCATCAGGAGACATATTACCAAGAGCGGCTTTTGTCCGATCAATCATGCCTGACTGAGCAAACACTGTCGGCAACTCTTCTTTGCCATTGTCATCTGACAACTGGGCCAACATCTTAATTAGGTCTAAACCCGCTGGTTGTTCAGCTTTTGGCGCAACGCCTCGCGTTGGCGAAGTAAATCCTTTACGGCTCAGGGCAAGAGGAGACGATTCTACCTGCATGGGGGGTAACGTACTTTTACCACCAAATGCGCGTTCTTGCGCTCTGGCTACACCACTTGGCAGACCCAGCATTGCGGCTATCTGCGCTGCTGGTGTAGCGCCTTTTCTGCCAGCCTGTTCAAATCCAACCTTGCGGCCCAGATTGTACAAGCGAGGATCACCTTTCCTCTGACGCTCCCTCACCGCCGCTGCGATCATCTCTGCATCAATAGGTGCCGTATCCCCAGCATAAGCACCCTTCAAACCACGCTGTGCGCGTACAGTCGGCATCTGTTGCTGTGGACCAGCCAGTTGCTGTGCCATCTGACCCTGTGGGTCTGGACGTGGTTGAGGCGAAGGCATTGCTCCAATAGATGACATTGCGCCTTGCGGCATCGCCTGCATTGCAAGTCTAGCGGCAACCGTAGGGGCCTCTTGAGATGACTGTTCTGCCATCTGACGGGCAGTAGCCTCTTTCTCCATGTCCTCGACTTCTTTGAGACGTGCCGCAATCATGTAAAGCGGGAAGTTGCCAGAGGGCTGACGCAACTCCTGTTGCAACGAATCCTTTGGCATCTTGCGGATCAGGTCATCTTTTTCAATGATGGAGAGGTTAGCTAAACTCATGCCGTTTCCTATCGTCCAAATACGTTTCTAGCTAGACCTAATCCCCCAAGTCCAAAACCTAACATTTGTTGAAAAGCGCTTGGTTGCGCTTGGAACTGCGCCGTCTCACTCATCGGGCTAACAGGTATTCCTCTCAAGATACCACTACGGAACACCAAGTTCTGACGTGGGAAATCTCTTTGAGAAATAAAATCTGACAGGGCAATGTCTAGTTCCTGCTGATCCATAGCCTGACGCTGTTCACCTATCTGACGCAAAACATCTGCTTGGCGTAAGCCTAGACCAAGCTCTGCCTCACCCAAAGCGGCGGTGTCTCTGGCAGCTTCCATGCCAAGCTGTGTCCCAGCAAGGCCAATACGACCAGCCTGTTGTGCCGCTTCCTCACGCAAGGCAGCAGCCCTCAAATCTGCTGTTCTATCTGATTCGAAAGCACGTTGCGCGTCTGAGAATGCTTGCGCCCTTTGTGTAGCTTCCATATCAGCAAGTCTATCCTCAAGGCGCTCCGCTGCCATCTGACTAACAATGCCTTGTCTTGATCCGCCAAATGCGCCAGCACCTACGGCTTGGGCGGCAAGTTTCGGGGCAGTGTCCTCTTGAAACTGCCGTCTTGCACGAGCTTGTTGGACATCAATAACATTTTCAATAAACGGGTTCATGTAGCTCTCAGCTACACCGGGGTCTGTAAACTGACGCGCTTGTATCTCACCGGGTGTATAACCGGGATCGAAAGCCATCGCTTCGCCTAATTCTGTCCGTGCAGCAGAAAATTCTTCAGGTATTCCACCCTCTGCAATACCAGCCGCAAGATTAAACGATTGCTCTTGTCTAGGGTCAAATCCAGCGATTCTTTGCAAGTCGATAGGTTGGTATGCCTCTCCCGCTAAAGCTTCTGTGTCTTCTAACAAGCGCGTAAAAAACGGCTCTGCATATTCTGGCAGATTACTTTGATTAACCGTCGAGCTTGTTGGTTGAGGTGGGGGAGCCCCGCCGCCGCCGCCGCCTTTACCCATTTGACTTCTCCTCAAACATTTTCTCAAACACTATGTACTCTGGGGTCCACCCGTGTCGGCCTAGAACCTTTTCGAACCCGCTTCGGCCCGTCATCTCCAAGCCATCACAGTCATGATCTTTCGCCCATTTTTGCAGAGTATCTAGCATTTGATCACGCCACCTAAATATCTTCTCACCACCTAAAAATTGACCAGCCAACATTACTTTCTTTGGGTAGATAACAAACCTTGTTGTAAGCGCTGCAACTATGGTTTTGCTATCGTCAAAAACTATCCAAAGATGCTGTTCAAACCTCTCTACCTCTCTAAGAATGTCCATCATATCGTATCTACCGTGGGCTGTATGAATAGACTTTTCTAAGATTGGTTTAACTTCTCCCCATACCGTGTCAACGTAGTCAGGGTCTACAAGCGATACTTGCATCAACCAAACGCCTGACGTAATTGCTCCTCTTCCACAGCCCTCACCATAGCTCCATTATCTGGAGTTGGGGCTAACCCTGATGCCATAGCTCTCCGCGCCAAGCTATCAGCAGGTTCGATATACTCATTCTCACCTACTCTAAGATTGGCCGATTCTTCTCCAGTCATAGGATCGACTATCTTTCCAGCTATGATATCTTCGCCCTGAATAGCCCCATCTGCTACAGTATCTTCTCCACTCGCAGGCTTAATCACTCCCCCTTCTTCTCTTGGTTGTTTAGCGCTGTCCATAAGCACCTGCAAAGCTTCTTCCCCAAACAAGTCTACAAAGCTTTCTAGAGCGGACTGAGCCTCTTCAGGCTCTAACATCCCTTGAACTGCCAACATTGCTTGGTCATAGATTGCGCGTTCTTTAAAATCCCTTGGCTGATTAGCGGAAGTTGGCACTGCCATTCGCTCCGTCAGGTTATTTTTAACCTGATCGTTTGCTACATCCATAAGGCCTGCCATCGCGACTTCCCCCGGCACCCCGCCTTCTTGCATCCGCACAGGCCTCATACTTGGCGGCAAACCTTGCACGGCTGCGTTCGCGGCGAACATATTGGGGTTCATTCGTGGTTGCTGCGCTGGCTGTATGTTTGAAACAATCTGTTGAGCGCTCTTCATGATTGCATCACGCATACTTGGGTCTTGTGCATTTGGGTCTTGCTGTATTCCGCTCTGCGCGAAGATTGTTTCGAGATTGCCCTTCTTGCCATCTTTCGCAAAATAATCAAATTCAGGATCAATACCCGGCCTATAGTCTTCTGGCGGCGTTCTGCGCTCTCTCTCAAAGGGCGGCGTTCTCATTGAGAATCTGCTATAGTCTCTTTTAGTCATAGGCTCAAATTCCATTGGCTCTGGGTCCAGCAATCCTGACCCTCCAATAAGACCCGCCCCACCTAAAATTCCTTTAGTCGCAGCAGTTGATAACGGAACCCCGCCTGCTTCACCTATTCTTCCAAGACCTTGTGTAAAGGCATCAAATTGCGTTGGACCAGTTGCGGCTGGCGCACCAGTAAACATACTTGTACTAAGCGGGGATTGGAGGTTTTGAAAAGCCCCCTCTTTAAACGCTTGGTTTACCGCTGATTGCGTTATGTTGCCAGCGCCTGCCGCCTTGATCGCTTCGGCTGACGCTGTTTGCCCTCCCGTAAGAGCCGCTGTGGGAAGTTTTGTCCCAGCCACAGTGCCTGCCGATACAGGAACGGGAGCATTAGTTGATGCGATCTGCGCGGCTTGAGCGCCGGGGTCAATTCCACTAGCCCCTACATCAGAAAACAAGCTGCCAAGGGCGTATGAGCCAAGTCCCGAAAGAATACCTTTGCCTATATCCCCGGTTGTAATCGCTGTTGTAGCGCCTGTGCCTAATGCCACAGCCCATGTGGGCAATCCAAATGCCGTCCCTGCTATGCCAACAACCGCTGGCAGGATGTCCTTAAAGCTGAACATCTCAGGCAAGCCTGTTTCTGGGTTAATCGTTGCGCCATTCTGAACCAACCCGCCAAGACCACCCAAGGCCATCATTGCATTGTACTCGTCCGGGTTCATATGGACGAGCATACTATCGCCATTACGACCTTGGCTTTGAACGCGCATAGCGTCCTTCATCATACCGCCATCCCTCATTTCGATCACGTCTTGCTCTGCGCGAGGCTGGGGCTGGTCTTGAATGATTTGTTGTATCATGCTGTCAGAGACACTAGCCCCCTCTCCATTATCCATATCCATAGGACGACGAGCCGAAGGCAGCATACCTGCTTGACGCGCAACAGAAACGATTCCCTGCTGTTGCATCATGTCTGTTTCGTTGAGCGCTGGGTTGGGAGAGGGCGGCGAAAAAACAAACGGCACTTGTGCCGCATCTAAGCCTTGTAACTGGGGATAAACTATCGCCATTAAACCCTCCTAAGATATAACGACTGTTACAGAGCCCACTGAGCCAGACAGGGATGTTGTAAAGTTATCATCTGATCGCTTTATTTTCAAAAACCCATCAGTATCAATATACACGTCTCCGCTCCGTAAATCAGCAATATTTGTTGGAAGACTGCTTAAATTAATTGTTGACCCGCGAATGTTTCCAACCTCTTGCAAAGACTGAAAATATAACTCCAAAGTCCTTACAAACGTATTCATGTAGTCCTGAGAGTACTCTCGTGTAGCAGTCGGCACCACGAACGAAAGTATTTGGCTCTTCTCTGTAGACGCCATCACCTTCTCCCATCAGGTCGAATATCAATTCTTGGCGCTCCCAATCTCCAAAACACGCCCTCTCCAGACGATTCTATCCGCACAGCCAGTTCTCTGCCCCTTAGTCGCACAAATGCTTGGTCTGTAAATTGCTCAACATCGACTGTCTGCGTTGCTGTCACTGATGAAGAAGATGACGATCCGAACGCAGAACCGGGGAAATCTCTAGGCTTTAAAGACAACGTAGCAACTGGGGCGTCTGACGAGGAGCCGTTAAAACTAACATCAGGTATAATCCGACTTGCAAACTGAAAATTATTGCCATCGCCAATTTCAAAGTCAGCGCTTTCGATAAAAGCTGTAATGCCTACAGCGGGGTTTTCACTTCCATCATCTAGGCCATTGTCATGCTCATACAAGAACCCGTCTGCGCTTGCTGCTGTTGGAAACTCTCTTTGGCTTCTGTCGATCCAAAAAGTCCTAGCCAGCGTACCTGTGTACCAAATGTCTTCTTGGAAGTTGTAGACCACATACCTGTCTATTTCTGTGGCGTCAGATGACACATAGAAGAACATGACCTCGTTGAACTCATAATTACTTGCAGAGAAAAACTTCATCCTTTCGCTAAAATTTAAATTTTGGAAAACAAAGTTCCTAACTGGGCATGGTATGGACTGCACCCGGCCATCGTATTTGTGGAAGTTATTGACCCCCATCCAGTACGTCACATCCCCCACAACGACTGGCGAGTTTGGTCCCATAACTGTAATATTCTGAGAGATAATAGTCTGACCGAACACAAATGGATTACCTACAAACCGCAACGAGTGTAAGCTTTTGTCAGTCCATACTAATATTTCTTGTCTGTTTTCAGCCGCTGCTATGATCTCCGATCCATTATTTATTCTAAGATCGCCTGATGTATTGGTTGAAGCAGGCGTCCACTGGGTCAATGACTCCTGACTTCCCCAACGAATTAACAGAGGGTCTAATGTTGACCCACCAAGGGGCGTTGTCCCAAGCGCAAGAACATGACGATCATTATCAGAAACTAAAACAATTCTTGCTCTTGTTGGGCAATTTGATGAACCAGACAAACTTGAAAGCTCTACAGCCCTATTCGCAAGACCTGCACTCGCATCCCAGTAATAAAGACTCCCGCCCCATATGTTTGCCAACAAGTCTTCACCGAAATTATCTTGCTTCCAAATACGAACAGTTGTTGTTGTTTCTCCCGCTGAAACTCCAGAAACCGCAGAGCCCCACCCATCAAAGTTATTAGATTCTGTAACTGTTGCGCCAGAGTCGTGCGCTTCTGGCGATGTCCCTATCTGACCCCTAACTGCACTTGTTAGATCATTGGTGCTAACACCTGTATAAGTGATGATTTCGTTGTCTATTACCACTGTGCCTACATATGTTGCCGTGGCTCCCGAAGTATGCGCGGCTGCTGTCGTCCCATTAAAAGCTCTTGTCAAAGAGCCCAGCACATTTGTGTCAGTATCTACAGTCTCATAGCGTATCTGCTCAGAGTTAATTTTGATTATACCGATTGTAGGCAAAGATGTTGTTGACGCTAACGTGATAGTACCATCCGTTAAAAGCACATTTGCGGATATCGTAGACGAAAATGTGTCAAACCCCGTTGCGCTTGTAAGGGGGATAGTGGTTACTGAGTCATTAATTCCCGACGCTAGTGTGGTTGTCGTCGCGCCTGCTTTCGTACCGCCCCACTCACCTGCGCCAAAACCAAGACCACCACCCGTTGACGTTTCGCTACCTATATTTATTTCATAACTAGCTAAAACCGAAGAGCCGCCACCAGACGTAGAACCTGATGACGCTGTCCCAGTCGTTGTAATTACATAACTATTAGAAGATAAAACAGAAGTAATAACATGGCTTGTGTTAATCACAGCAGCAGTTATCCCGTCAACTGTCGTAGCTCCTGATAAAATGACCGTGTCGCCTGCCAAAGCCCCGTGGGCCACATGGGTTATTGTAAGTGTGTTTGACCCTGAAGCTGCCGTAGCGAGTGGGTTTGCTCCAAGCGTAACTGCCGAAACTCTTAAAGGCGTAATGTTATTAACACCGCCACCCTCTTCAATTAAAAGCTTGGCAGAAGTGCCGACTCCCATCAAATCTCTGCCATCAAGATTTGACCAGTTAAATAATGATCTACAGGTTCCAGTAAAAGCTATTGAAGTTGTTTTGATCCAACCCCCCATTTTCTGAGGAAAGCCGTTTACAAAACGGACCTTATCACAATCAAACCATCCACCTGATCCAGCGTATCTCGTCAGGTCTTTAACTATTCCGGGTTTGAATGTTAATTTCTGAAGCATGGCTAATTTACTGACATACCACGTTGTTTGTCTTTTAACTTTTCTACATCACCACGCAAAGTTTGTACATCTTCTTGCAAGCGTTTGATGTTAACACCATTAGACATATCATCTTCAATGCGTTTTTGTACTTTCTCTACTTGCCCACTCAGATGCTCAATCAAAAGGTACTGCTCCTGATCTGCGCTTGCTTGACCTAGCTCCCCACGGGGCCATTTAATCCTAAACTCATTATTTTTAGCAATATCCGCTTGTAGCTCCTTGAGGCCAGTCTCCAAATCTTTGGCAATCAACTGTTCAAACGTCTCTAACTTGTTCAAGCGTTCTACAACACCAAAGTAGCCCCAGACCCCTACACTCACCGCCGCGACAATACTAATTAAATTGCGGATGGGCATAGAGATCGCGGAACTGTCGCTGACCCTTATTTGGTCACTTCCCCTTCGTCCTCTGGGCGTCTCTTCCGCCATCACTTCTTACCAAGATGCTCAACGGGCAACCACTTCTCTCCATCATTACCCGCATCAAATTTACGCAAGACTAGCTTTCCCTGTCCACACTCCCAACGAGTGCCGACTGCTGTCCCTTGTGAGCGTAATATCTTACGCTTTACCTTCAAGCACTCAGCCATTCCCCCTCTTGGCGTATACTCTTTAAGCTGTCCACTGATGAACATATGCAATATCCAGCCAGCGAACACTTTCTCATCGGCTTTGACGCTACTGCCAGAAGATATGAAACAGCAGAAGGCCAATAATAATGAGCTTGCCGTAATCGATGTTCCAGATCGCATTGTTGCCACCAAACGTGTTTTCCCACCAAATTAAAATCTTATCCATTTTTATCTCTCAATGCTTGTCTCCAGCGCCATGCTAGGAACCCCAAACTAGCAAGCAGCAGCAATATAGAGAGGCTCGTTTCTATAAGGCCTAGCCAAGATGCCACTACAGTCACGCCACCGGGAGTTATGGTTATGAGGTCTTTTGGTTCCATTACTTGTTCTCCACGGGTGGATGCTTCCCGTTATGTGTGTGTACAAGCTGATCTAACTGCTTCGTTAGCCACTTTACATCTTTCTGAAGCCCCTCAAGCTCTCTGTGCAAAAGCTTTAGTTCTGTTGGAGAATTGATACCTTTGAGGGTCATCACTTGATTAGCAATCTTTCCACGTTCTTGCTCCGCATTATCAAGCCTAGCATCAAACTTCTCGCGGGTGTCTTCTGCGCTTTTTATATGGTCTTCAAGATCATGCATGACGCGACTAAGATTGCTCTTCACCACCGCATAGCCTCCAGCAACAGTTGCCAGAACCATAATCCCCTGTATCGCGTGACTTGCTCCAAGTTCCATCTCTAGCTCACCGCTGGCCCACTTGTATATGCCCACCATAGAAACCAAGAAATACCGCCAGCAACCATCAAAACCGCTATACCCTTCCCAACCTCTATTAGTATATTTTGAAGCCGCTCTCTGCGCTCCTCCGCAAGAATTTTTTCTTGCCTATCTCGCTCTTCTTGTGCAGCAACTCTTTTGTCACGCTCTGCAAGGATTAAATCCCATGTGCTTTTCTCACCTACAGGCACAGGCCACTTACGATTAATTTCGTCGCGAAGGTCATCTAGCTGCTGTTTAAGTTGCTTCTCTTCTATAATCGCTGCGGCGGCAGATGACACCGATGTCTCTGATCCATCATCAGCAGCACGTTTTTGTAATATTTGTTTATTCTTTTGACCGATAGAGCTTCCTTGTTTTTTATCTTTATTATTCTCATGGGCCTCTTGCGCGTGAAAAAGAGAGTCAATCCCATGAGCTATCTCTTGCACACCTTTGGCGCTCTTGACTAATGTCTTAGTGGCTGTAATGGCGGCGGCTATAGTTAATGGGTCCATAAGTTAATTTTAACCTCTATGAACCTTATGAGCCCAATTCAGGCCAATCATATAAAATACCAGACTTGGTGGTCTCGCCGTCACTGTCCGTTGTGTACTTAACAAACAAAGCCTCAACCGCCGCCGTGTCCGCAGCGTTGTCGATGGCTGTTTCCATCTCTGTTGCTTTGGTGCGGATGGCGTCCCGCCATGTTTGTATATTGGAAGGCACAGCCGTCCCTTTGTCAGCTTTCCTAACTATTGCCCAATCAGTTTGGAAAAGAAGTTTTTCTTGTTGTTTCTTTACTTCACCCTTTAGGTTCGTTTTCACACCGGGA